TAATTTTAGTAGTGTTTTTTTTTAATCTAACAATAAGGAGAAGATATGAGTACATTAGTTGCAAAACTAAAAAATCAGTACGAATCACAGTATCAGCATAGCATTACGCCAGTTGAATTGCGTCAGTTAAACTCTGTTGAGAGTGATTTTGTATTNAACAAACCTAGTTATGCTGTGCTTGACACAGAAAATAACAAGGCAATACACTTACATGGTGCAAACTATCAGCTAATTCCATATGAAAAAATATTAGTGGGACTATCTGACGCACTTGATAAGTATAACATAGATATAAATGATGCTTCACTTAACTTTAAAGTATCGCCAGACTTAAATTACATGAGATTAAGAATTATGTTTGGGGATACAGGAGATTTTGGTACATACTCTATGAACTATGACAACAATGACAAACTAAAACTTGGCATTGAAGTTATATCTAGTTATGATGCCTCAATAGTATATCAATTAAGGGCAATGTTCTTAAGATTAATATGTGCAAATGGTATGAAATCATTTGAAAGTATTAATTCATCTATAAAAAAACATGTTCGTAAGTTTAATCTTAACGATTCATTTGATAAACTTAAACATCTAAATCAAACATTTGATAACTTAAAAAATACAGTTGAAGTATATCAAAGTGTTGAGTTAGGTAGAACTGATGTTGAAAAATTATTTAGAAAGTTTGCTAATAATTCTGATGGTAAGTACCACTTACTTAATGAACTATTGGAAACGGAAAATAATAAGTCAACATTATATGATGTGTATAATACTTTAACAAATTATAGTTCTCATAATAAACGAGCCGTTAAGATAGGCAAACGAGATAGTAAAGACTATAAGATTGAAACTTCCAAAAGAGATTCTATTAGAAGCAATGAAGATAGAGAGTTTGAAGTTAGAAATTTTATACAAGGTAATGAATTTTTATATTACTATCATCAAGGTGTATCTAAGTTAGCATCATAACATAATTATGGGGGGAGTATGTATATACTAACCCCCCTGCAACGACAGGACACCTTATCATATTTTAAGAGAAAAACCAAGTAGACATAGTGTCGCACCTATGCTATAATGCTAACAAAATAAAGGAAAATATATGAAAATATTTATACCAGAAAAAACAGATAAAACACCAGAAGAAAAAATAGGTATGGCAAAGATACAGATTATGTTTGAAGATTCATTTGGTATGTTCAATGCTAATAGTGGACACATGAAAGATGTACACAAACAAAGAGAAAAAGAAAAGGCAACTAATTGGTTTCGTTCTAAAGATTGTGAATTCTTTTGTGATCTTGCAGGTACTACTCAAGATCATATAATAAAATTACATGACAACTTAACTTACCAATACAATACAAAGAAGATAACACTTGAGCAAGTAAGATTTGCAATAAGAAAACTGGAGTTAAAGATATAAACACACATCAGTTGACATAAAGAATTTATTATGATACAAGTAATAAATAACCTATAGGAAAAACCATATGGATAATGATAATAAGATAGTTAAATATAAAGGGTATGTTCGTAAGAGTGCCATTAATATTTTAGCTTGGTTAGAAAACAATCCTAATCCTACCCAAGAAAAAGCACAAGAGTTGCTAGAATTAAGGGGTAAGATAAAAGATGCTATCTTTAATTATTTTGATAACATAAAGGATTGGGAGAAACACACAACAACATTACCTTTAGATGAAGCTAGGTTGCTTGAGCAGAATAAATGGCTCGATGAAACACAAGGCACTGAGGGTAGTGGAAATTAATACATGGAAGTAATAATTACTTTTATGTTTATGGGTGGTGGCTTTGCAGAAATACCTGCAAGGCTACAACCCTATGAATTTTGTAGTGATAAAGCACAAGAGTATATTACCTATGTGGAAAATATAGATTACGAAGAAGGTAATGGTCAAGTGTGGATACATGGTACATATAATAATAAAAAAATATTTGCTACATATTGTAAAACACCTGACAAAAAATATTGGGTAAGTTATTATGATCCAGAATATGAAGAAAACAATAAGTAAAATAAATGTATGGTCATTGTATTATCGGACAGAGATTGTCTGGTTTATACTTGGCTTTATTATNGGAGTAATAGTTATATGAAAACAATAAAAGAAATAGAAAAAAANATAGGCACACTATCTAATCCAAGTAAGATGCCATCATTTGCATGGGGTATACCTATTGAGTATTGTGTGACAGGCAGTAAGCTAGCANTAGNTAGANGGNACTATCTGTAATAAATGNTATGCAGGTAAAGGTTGTTATGTATTTCCTGTTGTAAGGGCTATGTATGAAAAGAGATACCAAGCTATTGAATTACCAGAGTGGGTAGATTATATGTCAGAACTTATTACACAGAAATATAAAAACCTAGATAAATCAAGGCGTTTTCACCGTTGGTTTGACTCTGGTGATATACAATCTTATGAACATCTTATGAAAATATTTGAAGTGTGTGAACTTACACCACACATAAAGTATTGGCTGGCTACAAGAGAGTACCAGATTATTGATAAGATTACAGAGAAAGATGTACCAAAGAATTTATGCTTACGAGTATCAACAACTAAAGTTGATAGCCCACAACCTAAGTTTTGGAAGTGGACTTCTGGTGTGCATAAAGATAAGAAAGCAATAGGTCATGAGTGTCCATCACAAACTCAAGATAATAAGTGTGGTAGTTGCCGTGCCTGTTGGAGTCGTAAAGTTAAACAAGTAAGCTACGAGGAGCATTAATTATAATGGTTAGAGTTAAAAAATGGTCTATGTTAATAGAATGGGAAGATGACACCTATGATATTTTAGACCAATCAAATATAGAAAATGAAATAAAATTGAATAAAGATATTCAATCTTTTTTTAAAAATAAATTAGAACCAGAATATAATATGTATATCTATTATGATTATAATGGAGTTAAACATTAAAGGAGAAATAATATGGCAGATAAATGTACAGGTTGGGCGATAGTCACAACAGCAGAAAGACCAGATGGTACTTGGTATGATGAAACTATTACAGATATAGATGACGAAACAGCTAGAGCAGTTGATACTTTTTTAACTGAGTACTATGAAGATAAGGAGAAAAGTAAACATGAGTAGACTATTACTTATCTTTTTTTTGTGCCTTGTATCCTGTAAAGATTTAAACATAGACCCAACAACAAGTATACTTAAACATATAATCACTAACAAGGATAAGTAATGTTTGAATGGAAACACCCTAATTATTATAAAAAAATGAAAAAAGATTTTCTTAAAGAAGCAAAGAAAGAACAAAAAGAATTAGATGAATCATATAAGGAATCTGTTAAGCAAACCAAAGAAAGAAAAGACTTGACAAATAAAGATAAATGTGATAGGGAGAATGATGATGAAAAAATTTAAAGTAAGAGTCTTTGGTATGGGCATAGATGCAAAAGCATTAATACCATTTCCATACGAGCCAACACTAGAGATGATTGAGAATGCAGTTGCTGAATATTTAAATGAAGGGCTAATGAAGATAGAAGCCGATGACTTTTTTGTAAAAGATAAATACACAATAACATACGAGGAAGTGCTTACAGTGGAAAAAGAAAATGTATAATCACAATGCAACCTTTTATTACAAAGTAAAAAACTTAAAAAAATATGATGAAGAAAATAAAAAGTTATATATATTTCCTATATCATATGGTGCTTTACTTAATAATAAAGTTATTATAGCTAGGGGTAAAAACTTATTTAGATTTCGTAGATGTGCTTGGGTATACTACCCTTACTTAAAAGTTTTATATGAAAAACTTATATTTGGTGACATTGAAGAATATTATAAGGAAATGAAAGAAGCTATGACAAAAAAAAATTATGATTATAAAAATAAAAATAAATATATTGAGACGCATATTAATATACATAAAAAAAATAAACTTAAATCAACATGAATTATAAACAACAATTAGCAGTAATAGAAGGACTATTCATTCCACCAGATACATCTGTTAGATTGGATTGTCCTTTTTGTTCTGGTAAAAATACTTTATCAGTAGACACATCAGCCAACAATCTTAGTTGGTATTGTTTTCATGCATCATGTAATGCCAAAGGTAAATATCAAGGAGAAAAAAATATGAACTATGTAACAGATACATTTAAACAGAAAGAAAAAATACAAAATTTAAAATTTGAAATGCCAGATAGTTTTACATCTGTATATTCAGATGAGAAAGCAATGAAGTACCTACATAAAAACAATTGTTGGGAAGCATGGAGTTGGGGTAGAGCCACAATAAAATTTGATATAGCACAGAACAGAGTAGTCTTCTGTGTTAAAGACCCAGAGACAGATGAGATTGTAGGTGCAGTAGGTAGAGGATTAAATTCTAAAGTATATCCTAAATGGTATATGTATGGTAATAAAGATGTACCATTTACTTGTGGTTTAATAGAACATAAGGAAGCTATACTCGTAGAAGATTGTGCGTCAGCTTGTGCAGTATCTAATGTATTAACAGGCAT